ATGCGGAAGTTGAAGGATTTCAGGATGGATGGAGAGACGGAGTTGCGGCTGACGCATATTTAATGGCCGACGCAATGCTCCGCGCCCGGGAGGCATCATGACAGTCACCCACAACGGCAAGCAGTACAACGCAGTAAAGATGGGTAACGGATATACCTGGCAATTAACTGAGGTTGGATGCCCTCGCAATAAGCTGACCTTAAATCGCTTTCAGATGCACGTTGCCGGTTTGTTGGCGCAGGTGGAGGGTAAATTATGATCCATCATTACGGAACGACTCCGATCATTCGCCAGTGCGTAATGCCTGGAATGATGGCGCTTCACGAGGGCCGCACCTATCGCGTCTCAGCAGTCATCCAGGAGAGAAAATGGGTGTACCTGCACACCGATGCAGAGATTATCCGGCTCACTGACTGCGTGATTGACGTCCTTCTCGACGGTCGCGGCAACCCTATTCAGCACTAATTCCACACCAATCCCCCTACTCGTCCGGCTATCGCAGACGGGAAGCGCACAACCAAATTTCAGGAGAGACCATGAGTGAAGTAACTGATTTAGTCGTTATCGAGAGGGCTAACGCCCTCACCGTTTTCAAGTCGGCAGACCAGATTGAAGAGATTCTGGCAAAGGTTGAGCGTGAAGTTATGTCCTTTGTGCCGGACGTCACCACAGCCAAAGGGCGTAAAGAGATTGCTTCACTGGCCTACCGGGTATCTCAAACCAAGTCTTACCTGGATCGTTTAGGTAAGGACTTAGTGGAAGACCTCAAAGAGGTTCCGAAGCTTATCGATGCCAATCGCAAAACGGTACGCGATCGGCTGGATGCACTGCGCGATAAAGCTCGCCAGCCATTCACTGAATGGGAAGAAGAGCAAGAGCGCATCAAGGCTGAGGAACAGGCAAGGATTAAGGCCGAGGAAGACCGTAAGCGGTTTGAGTCCGACCACGAGATTGCCCTGCTCATGAACGAAAAACATGACCGTGAAGCCAAAGAGAAAGCTGAAGAATCCGAACGCCAGCGCATTGCTCATGAAGAAGAGTTGAAGCGTCAGGCATCAGAACAGGCCAAGCGCGAAGCCGAAGAGAAAGCAGCAGCTGAACTGGCGGCAGCGAAGATGCGTGAAGAAGATGCGATTGCAGCAAGAGCACAGGCTGAATTACTGGCTAAGCAAGCTCAGGACCGCGCAGAGCAGGAAGCTAAAGAAGCCGCCGAAAAGGCTGAGCGTGAAAAGCGGGAAGCTATCGAAGCCGAGAAACGCAAAGCTCAGGAAGAAGCTGATCGCATTAAGCGTGAAGCTGAAGCGAAAGAAGCAGCCCGCCTGGCAGAAGAGAAGCGCATCTCTGACGAGAAGGCAAAGCGTGAAGCAGATGTTAAGCACCGCAAGGCGATTGGTGCAGACATCGTTAAGTCGCTCACCGAAAACTCCAGCATAACCCGCGAGCAAGCCATCGAAGTGCTGACGGCTCTAATGAATGGCCTAGTCCCACACACCAATATTAATTACTGAGGTTGATCATGGCAGCGTACCACGTTCAAGACCGTATCGAGGCGCAGAACTGGACGCGCCATTATCAGCAAATAGCCAGAGAAGAGCGTGAATCTGAACTGGCTGGTGACTTTGAGAAAGGATTACCGCAGAGCAAGCTGGAATCGTTGTGCGTTGACGAACTGCAACGACGCGGGGCCAGCAAGAAGGCCATTTCTCGCGCGTTTGATGACGACGTCGAGTTTCAGGAAAAGGCCGCTGAATTTATTCGCTACATGGCAGAGACAATTGCTCGCCACCAAACAGATATTGATGAGGGACAGTAACGATGAGCGAACAGAAAACTCATTACAGGAAGGCATTCGATTCGCCTTATCTAAGTAGTGCAGATATCGTTGAACCAACCATTCTCACCATCTCCCGCGCAGTTCTCGAAAACGACAAAACCAAAAAGACAAAAGACGTTTTCAACACGGCCTATTTCGAAGAAAAAGAACTTCGACCCGGGGAAAAATTAAAGCCCATGATTCTTAATGCCACCAACAGCAAGATGCTGAAGAGCATTACCGGATCCCCGTTTCTGGAGGATTGGGCTGGCGTCAAAGTTACAGTGTTTGTTGATAAGAATGTTCGTTTCGGCAAGGAGTCTGTAGAAGGTCTGCGTATCAGTCCGGCACGAGTAACAAAACCATCGCTCACCCCAGACAAAACTCAGGCATGGAACAACGCCAAAGCAGCGTTTAAGCGTGATGGGAATCTTACCGCTGTGATGTCGAGAATGGATATATCAGAGGCGCATCGTCAACAGCTAATTAAGGAGTGCTCAGCATGATATGGCATGACGTTGAGCAGAATGGAGACGAATGGGATGCGTTAAGGCTTGGGAAGGCTACCGCGTCCAATTACGGAATAATCATGGCGAATGAAGGCAAGGCGTTTGGCGAACCTGCCAAGCGCTATGCCCTTCAACTTGCACTGGAGCAGATTAAGGGATGTAAGTCTGAGTTCAGCTTTACCAAGGAGCACATGGAGCGCGGGCACGAACAGGAACCCATAGCAAGGATGCTATACGAGGAAATGAATTTCGTCGATGTAGATAATGGCGGCTTCTTTGATCATGAAGTCTATGGCGATAGCCCTGATGGCCTTATTGGCGTTGATGGCGTCATCGAGATTAAATCAGTTATCGCCGCAACGCATTACTCCACCATAACACGCGGTTCATTTGATCCGGCTTACAAGTGGCAGCTAATCGGTCATCTGGATTGCTCAGGTCGCCAGTGGGTGGACTTTGTAAGTTATTGCTCAGACTTCCCTGACGGTAAACAACTCGCCGTATATCGCCTCACAGCCAGTGAATGCGCAGAAGAAATAGAAAGGCTTCGTTCGCGTCGTGCTGACTTCATAAATCTCGTAGCAGAAACCAAAAAGAGAATCATGGAGGTTTCATGAGCGAACTTTGGCAACCGTGGGAAAACCTGTTCCTGCATGACGTATGCAAAACAATGCCACTACCCATTATCGCCGAAAAGCTTGAGCGCACGGAACGCGCCATAGTCACTCAGGCATCGCGTATTGGCGCACCACTACCATCTCGAATGACCGGCAGACCATGGACGCCAGCTGAGCTTCATCTCTTTGGCCGGTTCTCTGAGGAAGAGATAGCCACGGCAACCGGTCGCTCCATTTACTCAGTCAGAAGCAAGCGTGACGCACTGGCCCGCTCCGGAGGATTAACTATGCGTGAATGGACTGCAGGCGAGTTGGCTGTACTCATGCGCTACACCAACGAAGAAGTTGCCGAGATTACCGGTCGGAGTATCGAAGAGGTCGGAGATAAGAGGTTGTCTGTGAATATTGAGCGGAATGGATGGGATGTAAGAAATCCTGAACGGGAGGATTCATGACCGATTACACCGGAAGCAACACGCCAGCGGATCAGCGTGATTTATGGCGCACACCGACGGCACTGTTCACTGCGCTGGATGCTGAATTCTGCTTTCAACTGGACGCGGCCGCCGCGCCGCACAATACGCTGTGCCGGAAGTTCATCACCTCCGAGCAGAACACGCTGGAAACGCCGTGGGCTGATTACCTGAATGTGCCAGGCTACGTCTGGCTGAACCCGCCATACAGCGACATAACGCCATTCGTGAAGAAGGCAGCCGCTGAGAGCGCCAACCAGATCGGCACAGTAATGCTGGTACCGGCAGATACTTCGGTCGGTTGGTTCAGGGAAGCGATCCAGACTGCCAGCGAAGTACGCTTCATAACCGCTGGCCGCCTGGCATTCATCAACCCGGTCACAGGAAGGCCGGTCAGCGGTAACAGCAAGGGATCCATCCTGATTATTTGGCGGCCCTACCATCGGACGCATTGCGAGTTCACGACAGTTGAGCGCGATGTACTGATGGATTTTGGAGCAAAGCTATTGGCTAAGCGGGAGGCGGCATGAGCAGATCAATCGCAGACGGCGCAAAACTGACGCAAGAAACTTTTGCAGATTTTATCGAACGCTTGAAGTATCACCATCGCGGTGAGGGCGTTAAACGCCACATCACCGCTGATCCAATCTTCATGGTGCAGAAGCAGGCGACGATTTACGGCCTGGCTGACGAGTACTGCGAAGCCAGGATTATTCATTGCGATGGTGGCGAATGGGGTTCTCCTCAGGAGTATTGGGACGACGCCGACGAAGATGAGCGTGATGAGTTGAATAGCCTCGCGCAGGATATGTGGGAAACCGATTTTCTTGAATGCGAAGAGGATGAGCAATTGATGATCCTTGCTGACCTCGATGAACACACCGTAAGCGGGATTCGCAAAGAGTGGCAGCACGTTAATGCCCACTTCACAAGAGAGGCTGCTGAGGCTTTCATTCGTCGCAAGCAACACGACTACCCACCACTTCGCGTCTACGTCGAAAGCATGTGCTACGGCTGGGAGTATCAGGAAATCATCGGCGCTCTATGTGATGGGCGACTTGTTCTGGCTGGCAGCAAAGGCGGTGCAGCATGACAACACAAATTACCCGGGAGCTTATGGCTCCCTTTTTATTGCTGGCGTTTGGCGTCAGCAGGATTAACCGACAGTTCCGGGAGCATTGACCATGGCAGATTTTGCAGACGACGCATCAGCCGTCGAAGAGTTGCAGCGTAATGCTGCGTTGAGTGCTCACCGGATTAACCGTGATGCGGTATCGGCAACGCACTGCGTTGAGTGCGATGAAGCGCTCAGCGATGCTCGCCGGAAAGCGTATCCGGGATGCACGATGTGCGTTGAGTGCCAGGGTGGGATGGAATTGCGGAATAAGCAGAGGGGGATGTGATGAGTGATATGCCAGCGGTATTTGGACAAGAGCAGCGTAAAGCCCGTAAAGAGCATAAGTGCTGTGAATGCGGAATCATCATTAAGTCTGGTGAGGCCTACACCTATTCCCACGGGGTGTGGGATGGAAGCGGCCAGAGCTTCAAGCAATGCCTCGATTGCGCAGAGGTATCAAGCGCTGCCGCCGCATCAGTTGATGACCCAGAAGAAGGCCCGGCTTTTACCGGGTTGCGCGAATGGTTCATGGGCTACTCATGCCGGGAATTTAACGGTGATGAACTGGTTAAAAGTTTCGCCAATGAGCTGAGTGTGGACGAAAACAAAATCCGCAAAGTGCTGCGGATGGAGCCATCCAATGTTCAGGATAGTACTGCCTAATACCTACTACGTTGATCACCATGGTTCCCTCTGCAAGATAACCCGCACTACCTCCACCACAGTCCACTACCAGCGAAACGGTCATAACTGCATAGCCAGCATGATGCTGTTTCAATCGGACTTTGAATGGGTGGACGGTGCGGAGTTAAAGCAGATATGGGACGACATCGAAACAGCGGCACATTTGAAGAAGCTTCGCGCTATGCGTGCGGCATGAGGAGAGATTATGAGCTGGATTAAGTGCAGTGACAGGATGCCCCCGGCGGGAGGCGAAGAACAAAGTTACGTTCTGGCTGCCGACTTTAAAAACCACTACTGGCCCAACCTTCCGAACACTCAGGTTGGCGTTTACGGCGACTGGTTTAGTGACGGCAACCCGACTTGGGATGATGGCGATGGTAATGATCTGCATCTCAAAGAGGTAACGCATTGGATGCCGATTCCAGAAGCGCCTTCCCAATGAAGCAACTGATAGCTGATTCACTGAGTCGGCTATTGGGTGCGAAAGCATCCCCTTGTTGTCATTGCCCCGCTAGTCGGGGCTTCTTTTTGCCTGGAGATAACCAATGGAAGAAATGATATTCACCCGAGATGAAGCGGCGGCCTTCCTGCGGGTCAGTGAAGGCACTGTAGCAGAGTGGATTAAGTCAGGCAGACTTGCAGCCACCCGCAAAAATCCCGCGAAGAAGAAAAGCCCATACCTCATCTGCAAGACAGATTGCATTGCAGCACTGAAGAACCCGATCCACAATCAGCCGGTGAATGCGGTTGATGTGCAGGAGGATAAAGCATGTCAATCAAACAACGTGCCGGTACGTGGCACTGCGACTTCGTTACGCCTGGTGGGAGCCGAATTAGACGGTCTCTTGGCACATCGGACAAAAGGCAGGCACAGGAACTCCATGACCAGTTGAAGGCAGAGGCATGGCGTGTCGACAAAATGGGGGAATATAAAGCTCATACATTCGATGAAGCATGTGTGCGCTGGCTGAATGAGAAGCAGCACAAGAAAAGTCTCGACGATGACAAAAGCCGGATCGGATTCTGGCTGATGCATTTCAGGGGTATGGATCTGTCAGCAATCACGGAAGATAAAATTTTATCGGCAGTAAGCGGGATGGTTAACCGTAAGCATCGTCTGAACTGGGAGGCGATGAGGGATAGCTGCCTGCGGAATGGCAAACCCGTCCCTGAGTTTAAGGATAAGCCGGCGGCGCTGGCGACAAAGACAACTCACCTGGCTTTTATCCGGGCGTTGCTGCGGTGCGCTGCTAACGAATGGCGATGGATTGCCAAAGCACCGAATATCAAATGCCCTGTACCGAAGAACAAACGCATCCGGTGGCTGACAAAGGAAGAAGCGCAGTCATTGATCAGGGAGTTGCCAGATCACTTTAAACCGGTGGTTATTTTTGCTCTGGCGACTGGCCTGCGGCGTTCCAATATAACGGATCTGGAATGGTCGCAGATAGACATGCAAAGGAAGGTGGCGTGGATACACCCTGAGGATGCGAAAGCAGGAAGGGCGATTGGGGTCGCCCTTAATGATTCAGCCTGCAAGGTGCTACGTGATCAGGTTGGTAAGCATAACCGGTGGGTTTTCGTTCACACTGAATCTTCGGTGCGCCCGGACGGAACCCGGACAAAAGAAGTCAGGAAAATGCGTAGCGATGCTAACACGGCCTGGAAGGCTGCGTTAAGGCGAGCGGGTATCGAGAATTTCAGGTTTCATGATTTGCGGCATACCTGGGCAAGCTGGCTTGTTCAGTCAGGCGTTCCGCTTTCAGCACTCAAAGAAATGGGAGGATGGGAGAGTATAGAAATGGTGCAGCGATATGCGCACCTGGCACCGAATCATCTGACGCAACATGCGATGCAAATTGACTCATTTCTGGCGGGAAATGGCACAAACATGGCACAAGGCACGTTTGCAGGTCTGGTGAATATCGCGTGAAGCCGCGTGGTTGCTGGTGCCGATAATAGGAGTCGAACCTACGACCTTCGCATTACGAATGCGCTGCTCTACCAACTGAGCTATATCGGCCCTGAAAAGGACATGTCCACGAATGTGAGCACGGGGTAGAAGGTTAAAACTAACCGGGCGATGCGTCAATGGCCTTGCGAATCAAACGCCTATTTTTGCATCATCCGGTTTCAATTACGCACGAATCGTGTCGTTACAGGCATGCTTATACGCGGTCGGGTATTACTATCACCAGCGGCGAACATGTTGTTCATAGCGCTCCCATTCCAGCCCGAAATGTTTTCGCAGTTGTTCCTCTTCAAAATCAATATGTAATCTGGCAACCGCCAGCATAAACACCGGTACAGCCAGTACTCCAGTCAGGCTACCGATGCAAAGAGCAAAGGCCAACTGGATTCCACTCATACCAAGGTAGATCGGGTTGCGGCTCCAGGCATAACATCCGCCGGTAACAAGCGTGGTCGATTTATGTGCATGCAGCGGATTCAGGGTCGTACGTTTCATCCGCATCTGCCACGCGGTATGCAATATCACCAACAGACTGACGCCGGCCAGCAATGTGCTTATCACGATATTCACCCCGCCGAATGTGAAACGCGGACTCGCCGTCAGCACATCCGCAACGAGAAAAAGTACTAAGATAAGAGGCGGCGGAAACCAGACTCTTAATTTTGTCAGGAAATGACGCATGGCCAGGAACTCACCTCGGCATCGGTTTAATTAACGCTGATACCGCTATAAATACCCCGTATTAGATACATAAACAAACGATGCCTCACTCACAACAGGCTATCGCCTTCACCAGACAGGCGGGAGTTATCGTACTCACCTCGACAAAAAAACCTGCATCAGAGGCATCCGCCCCTGATGTTCCCGAAAGGCTTTACGTTGAGAAAGTAGAATCCGACGCTGATTCAAAAAAATCTAAAGACTGCTTGTAGTAACGCATAAAATCATCAAACGTCACTGGCGGTAAAAATTGATAACCCTGCAGGTAATCAACATTATTTTTCCCCAACCATTGCTGCTGATAGCCATGTTCAACGCCTTCCGCCACCATGCGTAACCCCAGGAGTTCGGAAAGGTGAATGATTGACTCGAGCATAGGGATATGTTGCTCAACTTCTTTAATAGCTTTGATAAACGTTTTATCAATTTTTATAACATCCAGGTCTAACTCATTGAGATAGCAAAGGTTAGCGTATCCCGTCCCAAAATCATCTAAAGCAAACAGAACCCCTCTGTTTCGCAACGATCGTATCAGTTCTTTGATTGCAGGAGTAATAGTGAGAGTCTGGTTTTCAGTTATTTCAATCATCAATTTTATCGGTAGCCTTTGCGTTATTTCCATAAAATTAAGACACTCCCAATAAAAGACGGGGTTACTTAAACCTGATGGACTCACATTAAAAGAGACGAATAAAGTTTTATTGAAATCCTCGCTTCCGTCGACCAGATTACGCGCGACGGCGTTCATTAAATAGCTCGTTAACTCATTCATTAAGCCACATTTTTCAGCCAGCGGTATAAACTCACGCTGAGAAATAGCATAATTATCCCCCTGTGGCCAACGAGCCAAAACCTCAACACCACAGACATCTTCGTTTATATTTACGATGGGTTGAAAATAAGGAATGATTTCTTCATTCCTTATTGCCATACTCAGTCGACCAGAATCTGAGACATCATATGCTTCGCCGTATATTACATTCTTACCAGAATGACTGTTCGTCGAGGAACCTTCATGCAATAGATTATTCCTGGTTAAAAAAATGATAGTTTCATTAAAATGAGAAAATCCCAGACGAGCGGTAATGCGTTCCCGATATCGATACACTGACTTAATTGTTATCGAGTTAGCATGACAAAAATCGTGCAATTTTTCCTTTGTGAAAGATGCATACAGCATTTTCTCTTCAAACTCAGTCAAATGAAAAGTAAATATCGCTGAACCTTTAGTGACTTCCACAACCTCATTGGGTGCCATTAGATTGGCTCTCAACTGAGAAATCAGCTGATCCGATAGTTCCCGTCCATTAATGAATGCATACTCCTCGTACCCCCGATTAATAGAACGATTTTCATTCATCCGAAGAACAATACAGTTTATATTGATAAACTGCGTGCTATTTCTCTGAAACCACTTCCTGACCTGGAATAATGGTAACCGGTTATCGATCACCAGTAAACAGGATGGATACCGTGGAATAATTGACTGTGAACCAGAAATAAATGCCCGCGCATCGACCAACACCAGATTTGGCAACCACGCTTTTATCCCTGAGAAAAGAAAAATATCATAACTGAGCAGAAAAACCTTTTTCGTATTCATAGTTACCACCAACTTAAATTTATGGCATGGCAGGTCCCTCGTTTTATACACGAGAGAATATACAACACCTTTAGCCTCCAGAAATTACAATGCAGTCCGCGAAATAACTTTATCCATAAGTCATCTCACGCAGTTTCAGAATTTATAATCACGCTTATCCATATGAATATTACCATTAAATGTTAAGGCCATTTTAATTATTGAAAAAGGAAAAATCCTAATTCTTCATCAATACAAATCCTATTGCTCATTTTCACTGTAAGACAAAATAAAAAACCACGAACACTAAAAACGACAAAATATAAAACTACTAAAACCGTAAGGATAACATATTATTGTTACTTATGCTGCCCGACAAACCATTAACGTACGTCGCAGATCTCTGATCGCATAGACATTTTTGGCGATATGGATGATCTTATAATAAAAAATTTCCTGTCGTGACATGAGTTGTTCGGTAACGTCATCAGGAACATTATCATTTTTATTTTTAACAATAGCTACACGACGGGTCTGCAGGTAACCATCACGATCTTTACCAATAAAATTCAGGATAACATTACGATCTACAGCATAATTTTTACCCTGAATATTGAGGCTTCCTACCTGAGATACCCGCCCTTCGGTAGCAGAAGAAATACGAAAAACCAGCAGAACTTCACCTTCAATTTTTACCCCCTGAGTTTGCGC